TGATAAAGGAGCAATAACTGTTGAGGCACTAGTAAGACCTAGAGATTTGAAAGAATGCACAGTAAAAACGCATTGGATTCTACAGGGGTGATTTTCTTGGATAAATATACTAAGAGAAGAATCATGGCAGAAAAACTCAAGGCTACCAAAAAAAGAGGCCGACCAAAAAAAGAAGAGGTAGTTAAGCAAGAAGAAACTACCGAATAATTTTCCACCAACTGTTTGTTTGTTTGTTGGTAGAGGTGGAAGAAAATGATTGATAGAAAAATAGTAAGTAATAAGAGCGTTATGTTTGCGCTCGCAGAAGCAAAATGCCATTGGGTAAAAGTAGCACCGGATTCAGACGAATATCTGAAAGTGTGGATAAAAGAACCTACATGGTTAGAAGTAGAAAAAGCGATTAATACATTAATGAAAATTGATGCTAAAAATCAAAACTTAGACATTGATTTGAATAAAATGTATCGCTACATGGTTGACAATTTTATTACGAAGACAGAACCATCTTTGTCAACCGTAGATTTAATTAAACTCACACCGTATATCGGTAATCAAATAAAAGAAATATTGCCTAATCCTTTTGAAATGTTAGCGGAGGATGAGGAAAAAAACGCAATTTGAGGCGAGCAATTAGGAGTGGTCAAGGAGACCCTTCTACAGCAAGCCTCATAATGGTTTATACATTAGCAAGAGCGTTGAAGATAAGCCCATTAGAAGTATATCAAATGCCAGCACAATTAGTAAAAGATATGTTATCAATACATGGTTATGTAGAAGAAATGAAGGCAGAAGAAATAGAGAAGCAGACTAAGAAGAGGAAGTAATATGGCTACTATGGAAGAGTATATTCGTGGTCTAGAACAAAGTGCTTCTAGAGTATCTGCTCTTGAAAATAAACTTGCTTCTTTACAATCTCAAATGCTTAAACAAAATGAAGGCATGAAAAAGGCTTCTAAAGAAGTTACCAAATATGAAGGTATATTTACAAAACTAGGAAATAAAATAGAAACCTTCATGAGTAACACTACTAATCCGGTGATAGGATTCACTAGAAGAATAGTTTATTCTTTTAGAGGGGCGTACTCCGCATTAAATAAATTAAATGTAACTTTCAGAACTACAGGAAAGATTTGGGATAGTACTATAGGAAAAGTGATTTCTAAAACTCCGGTTTTAGGAAATATTCTAGGTCAAACAAAAATGCCTAAAAAGGGAATGATGAATAGACTTAGTGAATATGGGGATTATTTATTAGGAGCAGAATCAGGAAAAGAAAGTTTTTTGAGGTTAGGTGGTCAAAAGGTTAGAGAAAGAGGGGAGAGAAGAAGGTCAATTGTAGGTAGAATAACTGGAAAAAATTTTCTGCAACAAGTAGAAGAAGCCACTGATTTTACCAGTTTATTTAATGCAGTAGATAATTTCCAAAAACGGCAGGGGTTGTTAAATAAAATAATTACTCCAATAGTAAAACCACACAAATTAATAATAGGGGTATTTAGAATAGCCGGTAAAGTTTTACTAAAAGCATTTACATTTATGATATTGACAACTGCGGCAATTATAGGATTAGTTGCTTTAGTTAAAACAGCATTTACATTTTTACAAGGATTCAGTGAAGGTTTTTCTACAATGTTTGGAGGGTTTTTCAGAGACTTAATGGATGCTGGAGAGGCAATATGGGCTGGAATAAGAGGCATATTTGGTTTCATATTTGGAGATACTTCTTTTGAAGAAATGATTTTTGGTGTTTTAGATGCGGCAGTAGCAATATTATACATCGTTGTTAATTTTGCAGTTAGACTTGTTGGTGCTATTATATATGGAGTCTTTACCGGAGTAAAGGCACTATTTGATAAGGGAATAGAATTTTTCAAGGCTCTAAACATTAAGAAGAAAATAGGAGTTATTGCCGCAGGAATTTTAGCGGCTGTTGCTTGGTTGTATGGTTTTCCTATACTTATGCCAGCAATAATTGTTGGGGCATTATTCATGTTTGGTAAGTGGCTCATTAATAGAATTGGTTTTGCTAATGGCGGAGTTGTTGATACAGGTATGCAAATTGTGGGAGAAAGGGGTCCCGAATTAGTATCTCTACCTAGAGGTTCTAGAGTATATACCAATACTCAAACTAAGAAGATGGTCAATAGTGGAGGGACTAATATTAATAACTACATTACAATAAATGCTAAAGATACTTCTGATGTAGAAATGAGAAGAATAGCAGATAAGATTGCAGGAATGGTTAATAATAAGATTAATCGAACAACTAGTAGTAGAACTATGGGGTGATTGAGTGAGTTATGTTTATCTTAAATTTAAGGTCAATGAAGATGGAAGTTTAGTAAATAATGTAATCCCTCTAAAAGTGACTTCTATAGGAATTTCTACTGATAAAGTTATTCCGGCATTCCCAGTTCCTTTGAGTGGTTTGGCTACGGGTGAAGCAACAGTAGCGGCTTTAGATGCTGGAATGTCTACTAAAACAATAAGTTTGCAGGGTTTTATTTTAGATGAAACTATTACTAAAGTTGGAGATGGCGGCCATGATAAAGGGGCGTTAAAATATACGGCTCATGAAATTGCACAGATGATTCATTCTGGCGTAGATTCTACAGGGTTAGCAAAACACCAAGGATTCGATGAGTTAGTTTTTTTGATGCCGTCTTATGTTAATGAAAATTTTGTAGATAGAGGAAAAGCGGCTGATGCATCAGTTACAGAAAACGGAACTGTAGAAATACAAATACCGTTTACATATAAATCAAGAGGAGGTAGGGGAGAATTAGATAATTACTTAGTTCCTCTAAGCGGGTCTTTTCCCACTTCATCTACTGATACCGGATTGACTGGATTTATTAGACAATTTTCTACAGACATTACTAGCGATACAATAGAAATTTCTTTTTCTATGCAATTTGAAATAGCGACTGTATTCCCATGAGGCGATTAAATGTATGAAATACTAACAGGAAAACAAAGAGGATTAGTTTTCCCTGTTATGTGTAATGGGCATGTTGCTATAGACTACAATGAAAATATTGTTGATAGTGAAGATGACTCGACTACCACTAATGATGTTGCCTATGGTCTTTGGGCGCATGAAGATTCCTTTACATTTGAAAGCGTTATTACTCCCTATGAAATAAATGGTCATGGAACTTATTCTTCTTTAACCCCACCTTCATACAGCAGTAAAAAAGTTATGCCAGCACTTGCACAATCGGTTTATACTGCTGGTAATGAATCTAATTTTCAGAGTGAATTATATCTTTCTAGAACTGCTAGATTAACACATGAAATGATGATTTTTTATAACACTAATTTTCAAGTGTCTCTACTTAATTCTACACTACATAATGAAAATGAACCTGCTAGATATAAAATTAGAGTTAGGTTAAAACTAGGCACTTCTACAGAAACTTATACTACAAATGAGGTTATCATTCCTACAACTTCTGGAAGGTTTTTCAAATACGAAACTGTTTTGGGTTCGCCTAGTTTAATTACAGATGCAGATGGAAGAAAAATATACCAAAAGGTCACTACTATTTCTAGCCACAGTGGAGCAAATTTTACTGTTGCTGCTGCCCAGTATTTATTTGGTGGAGAGAAGCAAGAAGTTTTCATAATGGATTCCGGCCTACCCGTTTCATTGGGAACAATAAAAACTATAGCAGGTTCTACAGGAAGCCAAGCAGTAGTATTAACTGATTCTTATTCTCCAACTATTGCAGATGGAACAAATCTTTTCATTAAAGATGAACAGATGGCCGCCTATACAGAAAATGCTTTTCATATAGCATGCACATATGAAAGTTCTACTAGAACACTTAGAATATTTTTGAATGGAAATCTTATTTCTACTAACAATCATGCTACAGATGCAACCTTTTCTTTCGCTAGAGAAAATACATTTTTGGGTGCTAATGGTAGTGGGGCTACAGGTGCAGGTTCAGCAACAACAAATAAACAGTTCATGGGAGTATTACATGAAGTTTCTATCATGGGAGTTAAAAGAAAGGAGTTTGTAGGAATAAGTAATTTACTTCCTAATTATAATGATACTCTACTATACCTTAGATTTGAGGAGGTGGACTTATGACCGATAGACTAAACATATTATCCTCCGGAAATAAAACTAGTTTTGGTGTAAGTGGAACTACTTCTAGCAGTAGTGCAACAATCAGTTCGATTACCACAACGAATATTTATGTCGGTATGAAGATAAGTGGCCTATCTTCTATTCCAGCAAATACATTTGTGGAGAGTGTTGGTGGCTCTACTGTAACAATGACAAATGATGCTACGAGTGCTGTATCTGGAATAATAACCTTTCAACATGTAAATTATGATATTCCCACAAACCCACAGATGGCTCTTGTTAAATCATTAACAACAGAAAGAATATATGTAGGGGTATTTCCTTCTGATGCTAATTCTACTTTGGATATTAAAGAGGTTGGATACTCTGGGTCAAAGGGAATAAATTATGAAAATGAAAACTTAGCAAATACAGAAGGTTTTAGAATAAAATGCTATGATGGATTAAATGATATAGGAATACAACTAACAGATGGGGCTAGTACTGGAAATTATACAGATGCTTTATTTAATTCTAATGATTTTTTTGTTTTAATCCATTCAGATAATTATTTACTTCATCATGTTGCTAGAGTTACACAAATAACTAGAGGAGATGTCAATGGAGATAGTTTTGAATTTGAACCTAGATTGGGAACAGAAATCCCAAAGGGAACTAAATTTATGCTATTTCAGGGTCCCGCTAAAACAACAAACCCACTAGCGATTTCTGTAGGAATTAAAAATGATTTACAATTCGAGTTAAATTGTTCTAGACCACTATTTTATTTCTTTAATGATAGGCTAGATAAAAATAATCAATTAGACCACAACACAAAATATTACAATTATGCTCAAACAACGAATAGTTCCGGAACTATAAGTTTGGCTTCGGGAGTAAAAGCAACTTCACTAACCGTCACTGATTATGCTCAAGATATAGTGGACTATAGTAGATATAATTTAAAGGCCAAGGTTGTAGATAATTTAAGAACATTAGATGCCCCAAAAACTAATACTAGTAACGAAGGTAACACTCCTAACAGTTTAGACTTTACAGATTATAATGATGCCTTCCCAAATGCTAGAAGAGATACTGATGATGACCATACTAGTTTACAATACAGGGGAAATAGAAGATATCTACACTATGATTATTCTCCAGATAATTGTAACTTTACTTACAATGCATATGATAATATTATATTTGAGTCGTATGGTCAAAGGGGTAGTTATTCAGAAACTAAAGTGGCAGATTTATTTAGGGTACAAGATAAAAAGATTTTAGAAAATGAACCATATAGAATTAGACATAGGGTTCATAGCGGTAGTCTTACAGATTGGTTTGCTCTAGATGCAAAAATAACAGCAGATTCTTCTCCTACATATACTGTCCAAACTCCATTCGATTTAACCAATTTTTTAAATAATAACGATGAGATTAAAATAGGAACTAAGGTATTCCTTGTCAATTCCATAGGCTCTTTTGTTAATGCTACTGGGACAACTCCTGCGAGTCAAACAATTACTTTGAAGAGTAGTGGAAATAAATTTAGTAAAGAGGACGGAGTTGCAGGAGCGTTTACTACTTCTAGTGACCCAACAATAGCAATAGATTCTATTATTTACAGGAGAGCCTTTAACAGAGTAGATGTTACATTAATGACTGATTTTGCACTTGTGGATAATAGGCAAAATAATTTATTTGTTAAATTAATATCTAAAGAGTATCCTGCTTTGAGGGCTAGTGTCACGGCTATAGATGTGGAAAAGAAACTACTAACGCTAAGTTTTTCAGAAAAAACATATACCACTTATAGTTCTACAGGAGGAACTGCCCTACAATTTTTAACAGGTGCATATGAATTAGAGATAGAAAAATTTAATGGAACTGTAGAAGATATAAATACTTATCAAGAAAACGGACAAAGAATTTTAGCAATAAGTGGAAGAAATAATTTTAGTAAACTTCTTTCGCCAGTAATAAATAAAAATACTTTACATTCTAAAGATATCATATATTCTAGCAACAGCCCATATAATCAAATCACTTTAATGATTGGAAAGGTAATCGTCTGTAGTTTTGATAGTGCGGTAGTTACTTTCAAGGATTCTACTAGCGGTTCTGCTACTACTCATGGCTTCACTAGTCCGGCTGATGTAGGCAAGGATATTTTTGTTTATCATGAAGAACATGAAACATTTTCTTATGCTGGCAGAATATCAGTTGTAGATAGCACTACTCAAATAACACTAGAGCAAAAATCTCTTGCCGAGAC